GCTGATAGGCGATGTAGGACGCCACTTTGTTGCCGATGGCCTGCATGGGGTCATCACCGGAAGCCAGCTTCGCCAGCTCACGCACACCCCAGGCACGGCCGCGATGCAGGAACACACCGCGCTGCTTGTCGGCGGTGATAGCGCCAGGAGTAAGGCTGCCGGAGTCGCTCAGGACTTCAGCATCGCCGCTCAGGTTGGCATCCCAGAAGGGCACATTCACGTAGTCGCCACCGTCACCACCGTTGAGGGCAGCGAGGGGCTGAACAACGCCAGAAGCGATGAAAGCGTTTTGAAGGGTAGTGGCCTCTTCGAGATAGGGGGTAAAAATCTCGGGGATGACCACATCAGACCGCACGGTGGCAGCCATGGTGTTCTCCAGGTTGGGGGTTTACAAAGGCGGCCAACAGCCATTCAGGGCGCCAACAGCTACCCGTTACCTGTAAGTATTCCGCTGCGTGTTACTTACCAGCAGCGGCTCTGAGGCGTGCGTACAACTCAGGATCGGTCTTGTAGATGCGAGCCTGTTCGGTGAGGTTGTAGTGCTCCCGACTAAAGGGGTTCTTGCTGCCAGCTGGTAGTTCACCACCGCCACCACTGCGGCCAACGGGTGCGCCGGTGCCTTGGGGTTTGGGTGCCTTGAGGCGGTATTGCGGCAGGCTGCTGCGTGCCCAGTCGTTGATGGGCGTGCGCTGATAGCCATCCACCACCACGACGGTGCCATCAGCCTCGCGTTCGATCTGCTCCGGCTTGAGCTTGAGGCGAATCACCTCATCGGGGTCATGCACCGTGTCCGCCAGTGCAGCGACAGCAGGGCCGATCAGCTTCAGCTCGCGGTTTTCCGCTTCCAAGGCTTCCAGCCGTTGCTGCAGTTGTGATTCGCGCTCACGGAACTGCGCTTCAAGGGCTTGGCGGGCTTCGGCGTATTTGCCCTGTTGCTCCAGCTGCGCCTGCTCGTGTTCCTGCTTGAACTTGATCAGCCCATCAACGTCCACACCATCCGGCACTGCCCGCAGCTTGTCTTTGGCCTGGCCGAGTTGGCGCTCCAGCTTTTGGTTGTGCTGGATCAGGGACTCAATCTTCGACTGCAGCGCAGAAGCATCAACCGAGGATTGGCTCGGTGACTCTTGCTGATCGAGATCGTCAGACAAAACAGCAACAAACGATGTATCGCTGAAAGTATAACTAGCGCTCGCTAGCGGTTCAATTCAGCTGCTGAAGGTTGGCATCAAGCTGTGCGGCTTGTGCGTCAAGGCGCTGTGCTTGCTGGGCTTGCGTGGCTTCGATCTCGCCATCGACGTTGAAGTCGTCGTAAAGCCACTCACCATCAGCGAGCTGGATCAGCAGCGTTTCTTGGGTGATGTCGCCGTTCATGCGCAGCTTGATCAGCTCAGCGACGTGGGCGGGCTCCAGCATGCGAGCCACGAAGTCGTTGTTCACCATGCTGCTGCCGGAGGTGGGCAGGTTCAGGTAGGCGGCGTGGAATTGCAGGCAGCTGTCGATCAGGTTCTGTAGGCCGATGGCGACCGCTTGCAGGGCAGCATCACCTTGGCTGCGTTCAATGGCCTTGGCTTCGGCAGCCTGGTTGGTCATGTTCTGACCTAAGACTGCTGCAAGGCCCAGTTCCGCGATCTGCTTCTCGATGCGGTCCAGCTCAGTGAAGCGGGCTTGATAGCTGGTGCCAGTGGGTTCAGTGAACTCAGCGCGGGCATCCACCGGGAAGGCCATGGCCGAATTGGGGCCAGCCTCTAGCTCATCCACTTCAGCCGGTACGCCGAAGAGGTTGTAACGGGGGACTGCGGCGACGTGGAGGATGTTGGCCTGATCGGATTCGCAGCGGTAGGCCTTGAGGTTCAACCAGGCGACTTCCTCTAGAGGCGGAGTGGATTCGAGGATGCCGGTGCGGTTGGCGTATGCCACGGCAAAGGGAATCTGATCGAGGGTGGTGGTGCCTTCGGAGATCAGCTCCCAGTCGCGGTTCTTGGATGCCTGCTTGCGGTAGAGACGGAAGCGGCCAATTTCCAGCACGCGGACCTGCTCCACCATTTCCTCGCCGAACTCGCCGTAAGGCACGACCACCTGCTCGCGCAGGCGCAACTGCGTCAGCTGCTGGCTGCCGTTCACCACATCAGTGCGCCAACCGAGAATGTCGCGGGGCGTGTAGCTGACCCAGTAGGGGCGGCTGAAGTCTGTGACTGGGGTGTCATCACCCTCGTCACCACGGGGGAAGTCCACCAGCACACCAACGTGGCCGTAGCGGATGCACTTCCGCGCCAGATCCTGCAGGTAGACGTTGAGATCGGCACCACTCAGATCCACGTCGTACAGATGCTCCTGGATCACGTCAGGCACGTTGTCCAGCCGCACCGGCTTGCGGGTGAGCATGCCGGCCAGCATCTGCTCTAGGCGCAGGGTGTAGGGCGGGCAGACCGAGCGGGCCAAGCGTGCCTTATAGCTCTCGTCGTCTTCTTTGGGTTCCTGTGGCAGGTAGCGGCGGCCGGCCGCTTGCATGCCGAGGGTGCCGAGACTGAGCTGCTCGATCAGCCGCCAGCGGGGCTCCATGCGCAACCACGCAATCCCAGGGTCATGAACCTGCAGATCCTTGATGGTGGTCAAGGCGAGGTTCAGATTGGTGGTGGCAGCGAGGGTATGCACCGGCTCTTTATGCCTAGGTTTCCAGCGCTAGGTAGTCATTAGCGCCTTGCGAACGGTGTAGCGGGAGAGGTTGAGGCGGCTGGCGATCTTGGTCTGGCTCAGGCCTGCAGTGTGCAGACGACGGATGCGCTGCTGCTGGGACTCAGTAGCCCAGAGCAGGAGGATGAGCGGGAAGAGCAGGATCACCGCCACCCACGCGAGGGTGGTTGTCATGGCAGTGATGAAATGGGGTGGTTAGAAGCCGCCGGGGAGTCCGAAGAGGCCGCCGGGTTCAACTAACTGAGCGAAGCCTAGCCCATAATTGGTGGCTAGCGCAAGTCAATAGAGCCGCAGGCCGCGCACCGCCTTGCCGCTGGTGGCCCGGCCCACCTCGAAGCAACGGTGAACGATGTAACCCAGCGCGTCATTCATGTGATCGAAACCCGCTTCCTTGTCGGCATCGCCTTTGTCGTTGTAGCTCTGCAGCTCTAGGCACTCGATGGTGCGCTTACAGCGCGGATCGACGAACAGACGCACATCACCGTTGCCGTTCTCCAGCAAGGCTTGCACCGCTGCGATGCGATCACGCACGGGCGGGTTGGCCTTGGGCGCCATGTTGTGAATGTCGTAGGCCTCAAGGATCGCTACATCGCTGCGGGAGCTGTTGGTGCTGCGGGCAGCGCCGGAGGCATCGGGGTAACCGAGGATGCGGGCTTTGCCGTAGCGGCGACGCACCTCTTGGGCTAGGGCATCGGTGTCGTGGGCACCGCTGATCTCATCGAAGATGTGCAGCGTGTTGCCACGGCGGACGGCGAGGATGCCGGACATATTGCCCACGTTGAAGTCGATCCCCAGCAGGATCGGCTCATCTACGTCCCAGGTGACTGGCTGAACGTGCTTGTCGCGGCTGAAGCGGTCGTAGACCTGGCCCGTCGTCAGGTTGACCCATTGGCCTTCTAGGTAGGCCAGCAGCAGGCTGGGGTCGTAGTTAGCCTTGAGGGTTTCAATGAAGTCCGGCGGCAGATGCGGGTTGTCGTAGGTGCGCATCCTGATGAGGTGCCGATCCTCACGGGCTAGGGCTTCCTCGGTGCCGAAGTTCTGGTAGAGCCAGCTGTAGCCCTCGGGCGTGGAGGCAGCAGCAAACTGGCGGGTGTTACCGGAGCGCAGGCGGCCAAGGATCTTGGTGAAGGCTTTTTGCGCCAGCGTCTTGTTCACGGTGTCCACCTCGTCAGCGAGACACCAGGCAAGGTTGAGACCGATGAGGCGTGTCCAGTTCTCAAACGAACGGCACAGAATCTTGGTATCACCGCCGGGTAGGTGCAGGATGTATTCCGGGAGCGGTGAGGCCCGGAAGGTGTAGGGGATGTCGTAGGCCTCCAGGAAGTCGTCGAAGTCGTTCTGCCAGATGTCACGGATCAGGGGGCCGGTTGGTTCCATGACGCAACCAATGAAGCCCTGATTAGCGATGGCAAGGTTGACGGCTTTGGCGGCTAGGGCACGGGTTTTGCCGGAGCCGTAGCCAGCACAGAGAGCAACGATCTTGTGGTCGGTGTCGTCGATGAAGGCCTGCTGCTTGGGGTGCAGGTCGCTGTAAATGCGAGCGAGGAGGGTGGCGTTGTCTTGCTCGGTGGCTTGCGCCATGAAGCTGAGCAGGGGCTCAGGCTCACAGATGCCGGTGAGCAGGCTCACGCCGGGCGGTTGATGATGGTGCGGACGGTGCCATCAGGCTTGACGGCAATGATTTTATGCAGCTGCTTCTGACCGGGCTTGGCCTTGAGGAGGCGGCCCACAGCGGTAACTTCAGGTTTAGTCATTCACCTGCCTCTTCGTCAGGATCTTGATCGGTCAAAAGCTGCAAAGCAATGCGCTGCTGCGTCAACTGCAGAGCACCGATCAGCTCAATAACACTGATGTCACTAGCCTCCATCAGCTCATCTAACCCATCAAGAAATGATTCCATAAAGGATCAGTCACTGAGGTGAGTGTAGCTGGTAAATCACCGCGATCCTTAACGCCGCTTACCGCTTGCACGTTGAACAGTGGCACGCTTGACGCTATACAGCTTTTTGGATGCTCCACCAAGCAATGAGAGCTGACGGTTTCCGGTATCAGTGCGACGAATACCAGATCTGCCGCCACCACCGGTAGCACTAAAGGCACCACGTCGTGCACTTTGCAGGTCGTAACGCACCCGACGCGTCAGATCGTTAGCACGGATATTTTGACGGTTTGCAGCCTTGTTCTTGCTACGGAATACGACCTTGCTGCCGGTGCCAGCAGGACGTGCAGCAAGTGCCTGAGCCCTTGCACTAACGGCCTTCTTGTAGTTGAGGCTATCGGTTTCTTGCTGGAAGTATTTGACGCGGCGGTTGGCAGTTTGAAGGCGATTGTTGCGTGAGCGAGCCGTATCAGGAGCCTTTGGCCCCATGTCGCGGGTCTTCAGAGCTTTGGCAGTAGGGGCATTGGCAGCAGCATTACTGGCAAGGCGTTGACTATTGGCGCGAATGCTTCTGGCCGTATCTAAACCACCTGCGTTGCCTGCCCTGCCGGAAGTGGCCGAAGAGTTGCGCTCAATGTTGGCAGCAGCTTGGTTCTTGCGTCGGATGTTGGCTTGGCCTAGTTCGTTGTAAGCGCGTGGCTTGTTGCGATTCGGCTTTTGAGTGCTGTAACGGGTTGGGTTCTTCAAGCCAGCTGCGACGACAGCCTGTTGCTGGGCATAGGTTTTGCCGACCATGCCGCTCATGCCACCAGCTTTGCGCGTGAGGAAGGCCTTGGCGCGGACGCCAACTTCAGTGGCGTTAAGGCGCTTGATCCCTTGCTTGGAAGAAGCGTTGGCTGTGACGGCATTGACGCGGCCGGTGACACGGGAGACCTTTTCGGGGCTGATGCGGCCAGCGGCCTTCTTAGATGCGGGCTTGGCATAGCGAGTCTTAGAAGCGTTCTTGACCGCACGCTGTAGCGACTCATTCACACTGAGGCTCTGGCCTTTCTTTCGCGCCCTTGCTCCAGCCGCCAAAGCGAAATCAACAGCCTTTTGTCGTGTGCGGATTGAGTTAGCCGTTTGCCGAGCAGTGCCAGTAGCGCGACGGAGGCCAGAACGGTTGGCATCCATGCGAGCAACGATCCGACTGGCCTTGGCTTCGCTGATAGTGCCAACCGCCTTGCGTGAGGGCTTGTCTTGAAGCTTGATTGCTGGTGACTTGGGCTTAATTGCTCCAGGCTTCAAACCCTTGGGTTTGCCAACAGTGCCACCGGCACGGCCACTAGCAATCTTGGCGGTCTGAGTCGCCCGCTTGTTGCCCTTGGCAGTTGCCAGTCGCCCACCACGGGCTGTTGCACCTGACCCACCGACGCCAGTGATCTTGCCGCTGTTGTCGCGTGTCAGGCGGTTGGTGCCGCGACTAATCCCACGAGCAGCAGGCTTGCCACCGCCGCCACCACCGCCACCACCGGCAAAGCGACCGTTTTTATCGCGTTTGTAGGTGCGAGCCATGACCTAGGCCTTTTGCCTAGGTTTCCGGTCAGCCCATTTCAAAGCGGAGCAGCTTGGCCTGGTCTTCAAGGGCCTTGAGGGCCACACCAAGCTGATTGGATTCCGAGGCGCGGCGTTCGTAGTCGTAGAGGCGAGCGACGGCTGCAGCAAGCCATTGAGGG